ATTTTACGGGATTCCTAAAGGACACGATTACTGGAGTTTACATAAAGCATGGATCGTTCGAGAAATCGATAAAGAAACTGCCGAATCATATGGGCACGAAGTAAGACCGCAAGATACTAAATGGTGGTACATCGAGGAATGGACTGAGGATAGATACAAGATCTCTATCAACAATATTGCCCTAAAGGATAAAGATGGCAATGTGATAGATAGCGACAATCCTTTTGGTTTTATACCAATAGTTTACATCCCTCACATCCGTACTAATAAATTCCTTGGCGAATCTGTAATTACGGAAATGGTCAAGGGGATTATAAGAGAACTGAACTTACGTTGGGCTGATGCTGGTGATGCAGTAAATGACGACTCACATCAACCTATTGCGATAAGAAATGTTCGTACAAATCTAAAGACTTTGTATCACAATGGTAGACCCATTATTGACCTGGGTTCAAGCACAGGACTTGCCTCTGGGGAAAGTAACCCAGATATGATCACAGTATCATTGAAATCTGCTTCTGACGTTATGATAAAACTTGGCGACTCTTTATACGACATGTATCGCCGGGAAGTAAATCATCCTGCGGTAGCTGATGGAGAAGATAGTGGCTCTCAAAGATCATCGCTTTCTCTTGGCGTAAAGATGTGGCCCCTTGTGGCTCACATTGAATTAGAGAGAATGTTCTGGACAGTAGGGCTAATGAAATTCTCTACGATGCTCCTGAAGATGTTAGAAGAAAAAGGATACGCTGATGTTACCAAGGAACATCTAAAGCTAAAATTGAAGGTTATTTGGGCTCCTGTATTGCCAATTGATCGTAAGGCACTCGTAGACGAACTTGCAAGTAGATCATCGAACAGCCTTGGTTCACAGCAACATCTTATGGAAATGACAGGCGATATTGTAGATGTTGAAGAGGAACTCGAGATTATAAAGGCAGAGAAAGAAGCGGCTGCTGAGTTGGCTCAGAAGTTTGCTCCTAAACCTGCAGAACCCGGAGGTTCAGTACCTTTGAAGAAAAACTCGAATACTCCGAATACACCCGCTCCTAAACCAGCGGCAAAAACTAAGTAAGCCATTCCGTTCCAACATGGAACGATAAAAGCTCGGTTCGAATCGGCACAAAACCCGGGCACCTTTTTAGAATATAAGGAGAACTAACATGTTCAAGAAATACCTATCCCCTGGCGATACCTCTGGTGGAGATCCTCAAGATCCTCCTCAAGACCCCGATGGTCAGCAGGATTACAAAGTAAAGTACGAAGAATTGTCTGCAACACATGCCTCAGCAATAGCTGCAGCCGAAAAAGAAAAAGAAGCTCTGGAAAACCGTAGGGCTGGCATACAATCTTTGTACACAAAGGAACAAGAAGCACATAAGCAAAGTAAGACCACGTTAGACCAGTTGAAAACACAACTATCTTCGACCTCGTTTGAAAAGGATGCCTTCTCACTCCAGGTCACAGAAAAGGAAACTGCTCTAAAGGAAAGAGAAACAGAACTATCGAATCTCAACAAGAAACTAACACGGGCAAATTTGATTTTCAGTCAATTCCCGCAACTTGGAGAATTTGAAGTAATGGGTCTTTTACCAGATGCAGAACCAGACAAGATGGAAGAAGTCTTTGGGAAATTTGCCCAAACACTCGGCAGCAAGATCGATTTGGAGAAAAAGAACTTTAGTAAGGGACAAACCCCTCCTCCTCCTCCTCCCGCTGGCGGTCCTCCTGATGGTGTAGAAGCCCTTAATGCGAAGATATTTGATGCTGTTAGAGCAGGCAATACGGCAGAATACAATCGACTGTTTGAAGAACGCCTGAAACTTTTTGAAAAAAGCAATTCTTAATTAATATTTTTGGAGGCTTATTATGGCAGACCCTAATCTTTTCGATTTTTATAACAACAACCCTGTCGGCGTTGTTGATCAGAACATCTGGGACGACAAAATCCCTGAAGTTGTGATGAACTTCCAAGCAGGACCGACCATTTACACCCCACTGGTTAAGTGGGTCAATCGTTCCCAAGTTACAGGCGCTCCGATCTCTGAGTGGACTGAACTCTTGGAAGGCGATGTGGACAATGATGAAATCGCCATCACTGCTCAATATATACCTGAGCCTGCTGGCGTGGATTCAAGAAGCCGCAAGCTGTCCGCAAAGCGCTATGGTGACAAAGTTCAACTCTCCGAAAGTTCCAACATCTATCAGATGTGGAAAATGAGCGGTGGGCGTGATTGGCGATCTTTGCTGAAGGGTATTCTCGGCAACAACGTCAGACGCAAAATTGAAGTATTGTCCCGAAATGCCTACCTTGGCGGACCTAAGACCTTCTGGACTTATGGTGGATCAGCCGTTGATTTTAGCGGTTTGAACTCCAGTTCGAAGTTCGGTCTTGGCATCGTCAATGCGTGGAATCTACGCCTTGGTAATCTTGGCGAACCGATCATACCCGGAACTGCTGCCTCTGCGAAGCTCGTGATTGTGCCTCCCGGCGTAATCTATGACTTCCAGGAATCGTTGGCTGGCGCTGCCACCAATGAAGGTCAGATGTGGCGTGATGCTGCCCTGTATCAGGGTAAGTTGAATTACGAAATCGGCACATACAAGAACATCCGTTTTGTCGAAGTCCCGAATGATACCTACGGACAAAACTCCGCAATTCTTTATAACTGCGGACCAATTCTCGAACAGGCTGAAATCTCTGCTCCTATCGCTCGTGGCGCTGGCGCTCCTAATCCAGAAGCCGTTGCAGTAGACGATGTTTGGTACATCGGTCAGAAGGCAGTTGCTCACTATATTCAACTCGCCAACACTACCGACATGAGCAACTTTGAAGTGAACGATATGGTAACCATCCATACACTTCGCACAAGTGACTACGGCATTGCTAATGGCGTAGATCCTCTGTCTGGTAAGACCATTACCCGGCGTGTAGTTCTAATTGACGCTGGTAACTTCAGACTCTCCTTCGATCGCCCCGTGATGTATCCGTACACCACAGAAGTTGATGACTACAATCCTGGAGTTTATGGCTATGTCACCAAGGGTACACACGTTGCCTTCAATCTCGTTCTCGGCTCTGCTGGTGGAATCATGGGGAACCTAAACCGTCCTCTGAAATTCTATGAACCGAAACCTGTTGATGACTTCGAGAGTGTTTATCGCTATGTTTGGGACATTGTAGCTGGCTACAACATTTGGGAACCCTCCCTCTTTGAGTGCCACTTCACTGCCGTTTCCGTTCCTAAGCCTGGTGGGATTCATCTTCCTCCTGCAGCGGTAGTTAGCTCATAAGGATTTAGAGGGCAGCATGGATATTACTTTTGACGTAATAAAAGCGAAAGTGATACATCTCCTAGCGGATGATGTAGCAACTGGAAGTGACGAGTATGGTGGCGGACCGTTATACGGTTCTTCCTACGATGCGAACTTACTGAGAGATGCTGTCCATGCTGCCTTAGATGCAATAACAATAAAAATGTGGAAACCTCAGACCTTTGACATTGCTGGTTCCATATCAGAAAAAGATCTTCCAGATGGTCTACTCGCTGTAGAGGGCGTTTATGACAAAACTGCCGGAATATATTTACCTCACATGAATTTACAGGCTAATGAGCAATCCCTTATAGGGGTAGCTGGCAACGCCTGGTCATTATTTCCTCACGGCAAAATATCTTTCATAAACGATTTAGGTGAAAGTGGCGCAAAAGTTTACTATAGTTCAGTTTGGAACAAACCGGAAGCCCCGGATGAAGTAATCGAGCCCCCGGAAAGTTCTACTATCGCTATATGTTTGTACGCCGCATCTTATTGCCTACTTAATAAATCTGCGGGTTCGGCTGACATACGCCAATACAACACAAAGGTTGATTCTGGCGCTCCAACCGACATACCGCAAAAAACAATGTCTGATTTCTTCTACAGAAGATACGAACTGGAACTACAAAGATTACCATCAATGGAAAAAGGAAATATAAGATAATGACACAAATCGTAAATTTACTCTTGGACAGAATCGTAGAACAAGTCACTACAATAATGCAAACAAACGTAGCAAAAGATGACTTGACCAGAGCAGATCTAGTAAAAAAAGGACTGTTGCAAACCGATAAATCTAAATTGAATGTACAAATCGGTGTAACTGGCGGCGACCATGAAGATCCTGAATATAAAGATGGTATTGTTTCCTTACAAAGGATGCCAGACGTAGCAATGATCGTACCCGCTCGAGAGATCGGCGGAGGAGAAATGTGGTGGCGCAGAGGTGTAGCAAGAGTCGAGATTTACTTTATCCGAGAGAAACTCGATGAAAATGATGCACACGATGTAGCTTATGATATTGTAGGGCGACTTGAAAGTGCAATTGGACAAACACCCATGAGTGGTTTAGTGGACTCTTATGGAGAACAAGCAATAAAAATGTTTTGTTATGGACGCACATTATTTGAAAGCGGTGGTCCTCCCAAGACATATATGTTTAGAGGAAAAGTGCTATGGCAAGCACTAACAGAAAGACCGTAATTTTTTACTATTTGTTTGAAGGAGAGCTATTATGACTATTACTGCTGCTAGTGGAGTTCTAAGTTTTGGTGGGCAGGTTGCTAAAGGCACACTTGCTACCGAATGGTATCGCCATCGTGCGATTGCCATTGATCTTGATGCGATCGATGAAGTCCGGGAGGGTGCCCCCGAAGTAGGTGGTATCCCCGTTCCTACATTCCCGTACAAATCTGGTCCTGTGGTCGCTGGTGGGTTTACCCTGCAGCCACGCCTTGAAGATACCTTGGGGTGGTTACTCCATGGTACTATGGGCGATGTAGATTCTGCTGTCGATGATTACGATGCAGATATTTATAACCACGAATTTATTCTGAAGGCTGATGCAGAATCTTATGTACCTTACATGAGTTTCCGTAAAGCCATTCCAGGAAACGGCGTTGATGCTGACACTGATCTTGGTCAAATCTTCAAAGATTGCAAGATCATAGGAACCTCGCTCGTTTTACCTAACTCCGAACCAGTGACCATGCGTGTTGATGTGCTTGGGCGAGAATTTTCCCTTGACCATGATCCTTCCGCATGGACCGATGAAAATGAGTTCGAGCATTGGGAATCAATCCCGGTTGCTTGTGTTACAGGTGGGTACATCAAGATCGGTGGAGTTGAATATCCGGTAGTTCAGGCTACCCTCGGTTTCCAGAATGTTCCTCTGGACATTCGGCAGGAACGTATCTTTGGTGATCCATTCATCGAAGATGTAACCATTGTTCAACGCAGACTTGCTTATGACATAACCGTGAAATACAATGATCCTGACCTGTATGCGGAAATCTTGACCAAGGGTAGTGTCGGTGGCGGTGCCACTGGTACCATCTGGGGTCCTGAGCCAAAGACAGCCTCTCTCGACATAAAGACTGTTTCCTCAGTCAATATGACCGGGAAATCCGAACCCTACTCACTAAGAGTACAGGCTGACGAAGTAATGATGAGTCAGGTTGGTGGAGTAGCTCTTGCTGCAGGACAGGGCATTATGATGCGCTTTACTGGTGTCGCCCTGGAAGCCACAAACTATGCCAAGTTCACATTGAGAAACCTCAACGATGCTGGCTACGTATGGCCCACCTAAGATTTATAGATATATATTATGGGGGGAGGGCGAAAGTCCTTCCCCCGATATAAAAACATATTCATATAAGGAGATTTGAAATGCCGCTAAAACTCGCTGCACCAATTGAGCAAGACTTTATACTTGAAGAGTCCGACAAGAAATTTGGTAATAAAGGAACGCCTACTATTATCACAGTTCGCCAGGCTTCCCAAGGACAACACGAACGTAGAGATAAACTTTACAGTACCTTCAATCGTGTATTCAGTGGAGATACCTTTACTGTATCTCAGAACTTCTCTTCCATCGAGTTATATAGATTGGAAGTCGAACTTACGCTTATAGCCTGTAACATTGAGGATCTTGATGGAAACATGCTATTCAAGTTCAAGAATAAAGAAGTTACTCACGAATCTTTTGTAAATGGATGGAACGCACTTCCTCCAGAGATCGCAAAAGAAATGCACGATAAGGTGATCGAGGTGAACCCATTGTGGGGAACCCCTTTACCAGAAAGCGAGTAGTGGATAATCTTAGTGAACTAAGAGAAGCAATTCTCAACTACTACGGAGCGATAAACGAAAAAAAAGCAGGACTAAATACACCATTACCAGACAAGCCCGAGGCTATGTATCTTTATGACAAATGCAAATCTATGGGTATTCCTCTTGTAGCAGGTGGTCTATATGATCAACCGCATATTTTTTTACTAGAATGGAATATTGTTGAACAAACGTCATTATTAATGAAGAGTCTACCCTCATTTGGAGCAAAAGATGGCTAGTATCGGACCGCTCGGTAATTTATTTCTTGATTTGTGGGGTGCTGGCGAAGATATTGATGGTACAATGATTGCTAAGACCGCATTAGAACTCGGTTGGACAGCAGAAAAGCGTAATCAATATCAAGGCAAACAGGCACAACTACAATTATTTCGAGAATTAGTAAAACTAAGATCCGGTGCGGGCGCTTCCCCATCGGATATTCCTGGTTTACCACCCTCCAGAACGCTTGCAGCAAGAGAAAATACTACGCAATCTAGTTTGTCGTCAATTCCTGTTGGCGTACCATCTCTTCAAGTTCCAATTTACAATAAAATAAGACAAGAATTACCCACTGGTTATAAAATAGAATGGGGTAAATCAACGTCAGTTCACGGTATGTCCGGGGGTCCTGAAAAAAGACCGCAAGCAGTTGTAGTTAGTCCTACTGGTGCTACATTGCCGATAAATATCGAAATGGAAAATGCGAATACCTTTGGAGAGCCAGTAATATCGGCATCAGTTGGACCAAGGCGTAGACAGCAAAGAGATATATTTCAACCAGAATTTAGTGTCTACGTAAATCCTGACGATACTCTTTCCCACTATGCCCCTAGATCATCCATTGATAAATTCATAGGAAGAGTTGTTGGCGCATTTGACTTGGCGCAAAAAACGGGCGTACACCCTGCAGAGGCTTGGAATAAACAAAGAAATGAGTTTTCTACTGCTTGGAATCCTTCAAGACCAGGGAAAGCCGCTACTGCAATAGCGAACTTTGTCGGGATAAACGTAAAGTATCTAAGAGAAAAACTTGTTGTGAATAGCGACAATCCTGCTCCTCTTATTCCAAATGTAGATTACCAGAGAACCCCCGCTCCATGGATAGAAGAAGCTGCTATGAAAAGCCTCCAGAATAAAATAAACAGTGGGGCATTTCAAGATATGTTTGGTGTAATAAATCTTCAAAAGAAGATCTTGCAAAAGATCCCGGGTGCTACTCTTGAAGGTGGTGAATGGGGATATACACTTCCTGCTACTCCAGATAAATGGGTAAAGCAACTTAGCAAATTGTCTGGTATTCCACCAACGATTATTCCGGGAAGATTAGTTCCTGGTAAAAATAAAGGTACTTTCTTTGAACCCATTCAGCCAGAAGCAATAACTGGCAAAGAACAGTATTATGTAAGAAGTCAAGAAAAAGGTGCCGGGAATTTATTTGTACAGAATAGTGCCGTAATGGAATCACTATTGCCCGGACAATCTATTACTACTGGAACAAACGCTCCAAGTGGTACAAGTTTTGCTATAAAAGCAAGATATACTGCCGACCTTCCTGGAAATATAAATGACCTTATTCAGAACTTGAAAATTCAAAGAGACTTTGCGGGAGAACAATTCCAGTCTGGAAAAACAACACGCTTATTTAGATATGGTAACGAGGACCTTACTCTTAGATCTGATGCAACCACATCTACAGAAGATTCCATTGAAACAACTATGCGTGCTGGACAAACTGCCTTTGGCGAATCTGCAAGAATTGAGATACCTATGTTTGTCAATGAAGAGGGAAACTATACCTCTCCTGATGATGAATATTATGGTAAGAAGTCGGCAAGAAGAAGAAGAGAATATATAGCCGAACAAAAGATAGCAACCGAGGCTGCGGCACAAGTTCTATCTGAAAAAACTGGTTTGCCTGTATTGCGTGTAGAGGGACTAACAAGTTCAAGACTTGTTGTAGATGCTATTATCCCAAATCAGTCTGCAAAGAACCTTGATCCTAAAGCGCAAATATTCCCTATGGGGGAAGAGAACCTAACCATCAGTGGCGAAATTGGTGGCAAGGAAGTTTCGTTACCACGCAATATGGTTATCGGAACCGATATAAAATCTGGTGAATTTGCAAAAGAAGTTATCAACGTACAATCCTCAGAGAACGTCTTTGGTCTATTCAATAAATGGGCTAAAAGAACTGGCACAAAGGAAGCTGCAAGTTTCACAAGATGGATGAAGAAACAATACCCAGGCGATGAAGAGGGTATGCTTAATATTGACTACGATGAAATGGCTGCAAAGTATAGTGAAATGACAGGTAAGAATATATCTGGCACGCAACTTGCGGCTGATGTTGTCACAAAAGTTTTTTATAACACAAAAGACGATAAAGAACGATTGGCAAACTGGAATAGATATGGCGTAACAACCATGGACGTTGGTTACACCATGAGAACTGATCCACAAACACAAGAATATTTCCATGATCAAGCCGTTACTGCCATAAAAAATAGAGGCGGAGAATTAACTAAGGCTGCCATAGAACAGGAAATACAAAAGAACTTAATACAGAGTAAGGAAGCGGGTACAACATCTGTTTACAAAGAACAGGTATTTGTTGGTAAACATGGTGTCAGAAAGATGTGGGAACCGACTGGCGCTCGTATTCCGGGAATAAACTCCGAAATGATGGGTGGTATTCGTGGATTAGTTGGAGAAGATGTTGCTGCCGGGTTCGGTGTAGGTGCCGAATCTATGCCAGAAAGAGGACCACTCGATAAGGCTAAATTCGAGTTGTGGAGTACATATTCTAACGCTCAATCTTCTAAGGCAGCGCCGGGTGGTACTGTACCTGAAAACGCACAAATGATCACAGAGAATCAAGCCTCTGATATTGGCGCATACCTGCAAACAAGTCAAGATATAGGAAGTAGAGAAAAACTCGCTAAGATTCAAGAATTGATGGGATTACAAGAAGGCGAGATAACTAATGTCGCCTTTGGAAAACATGCCATTATAAGCCCTGCAGGTATTGATCAGTTGCGATGGAAGAATCCAGAAGATACGGATGCCCCTGACAGACTTGTAAAAAGATATGAAGGCGCATTAGCTGAACTTGCGTATGCTCGAGATATGCCAGAATACGCAATGTATAAAGGCGGAGAGCATGTAGGACCATTTGGAAAATTCGTAGAAGATATTATTCCTACATTAGAGCAAACATCTAAGGATATTGCAAGTAGGCACCTTGAAGGATCTACCTTTGAAAAATATGCTGCTGATCCACTGATGCCAGTAAATGAAGAGTATCATCCAGAAGGCGTGAGAAGAAGAGTTCTTGCCTCAAGAGGTGTATCTTCACAAGATATGGATAGAGAGCTTGCGAAATATGAAAGAATATTGCAGAAGGGAGAAGGTATCTCTGATGCAGGTGAAGGAACTCGCCAATATAGACAAAAAAATGTATCTTACGGACCAGAATCTACCGCAGGAGTCGGAACTCGGGATATAAGACGCTCTGGACAATTCCGCACGAAATTCGAATCCAGAAATCCGACTGTAGTAAATCTTGGTCAGCGTATACCTGGATATGGTGGAGCCGAAAGTATATCTGTTACAAGAGAAATGAGCCATAAAAGATACACAAGAACTCATGGTCAAGAAGCCTTTGATGCACTCAAAGTAAATCCAGAATCACAACTTACTACGCTTGTAAATCCTATCGTTGGGCAACTACAGCAGCAGGGTGACTTTGACGCAGATATGAGAGAGCGCCTTGAACTTGGTTTGACATATTTGAATAAGACACTCGAGCAAGTTCCTATTGACGACAAGATAAAGGATCTTCTTCGTGAATCTACATACAAGAATATCAAGTCAAGACTTTCTAAAAGCACTTCTGCTGACATTCAAAAAATGGCAGACGCAAGTGTTATGGGTGATTTATTTAGCGGGTCTGATAATGTTCAGAAAGTATTTTCAAGAGTGAAAAGATACTCCTTGAAAGAAATGTCAGAGGCAATGCAATCGTACAATGTCTCAAAAGAAGGAATGGCTAATCCATACAATAACTGGACAAGGCTTGGTGATATTGCCGGGGCTGCAGTTGGATATACTGAAAAACAAAGACAGGATCAGTTACACGCAGGGTTCGGTGGTTCTCAAGGCGTGCTTGATCTAAAAAAAGCAGGAGCCCAAACCGAAGGTATCAACCTTATCCGTATGCTCAGTAAAGCAACAATCGATGATAAGGGTAGACTAGCAAATTATCTATTCACCCCGGAAGATGAGGGTGAAGCTGCAATAAAACTATCACCAGAAAGAGTTGGTCGTGGTGGTGTACATGAATACATGAAAGCTGTTTACAGTAAAGCAACAGAGCCAATGCAAATTGATGGTGAAGATGTATATCCACTTACTGCCAAAAACGCTGCATACTGGTTCTCAAGTAAGAAAAACAACAAAGCACTTCTAAAACTATTGAAGAAAGTTGATCCAAAAGATTATGGAAATGTGATAAAGAATTTCTATGAAGATATGGTAACTGGAACAACTGACGAAGAAAGACGAGTTCAGAATAAAGCAAGAGATGAAGCATTGATGGAAACCCCATTCTTTGCCGCTTCTGTTGGTAATGCTACAACAAAAACTACTTCTCCTTTGCGTGACGGTAGTGAAAGAGATCCATCGTCTTTACTTAGCGCTATTGGTGAGGATAGAGCGCAAAGATTTGTTGGCGTTGGCTTTTTGAAAAAATTCGCAACAAAGAGAATACAAGGGTTGGCGATTGCAGATATTCAAGAGTCTCTAAGGCATGTTAATGTGCCACAGATACGCACACAACTCCAAGATGCTTTTGCGGGTATTATTGCTGCTGTTACTGGTACTCCTCCAGTAACTCCTACTGATTCTGGCGGACCTTCTGGTGATCAAACTCCTCCTATAGAACCAGACAATTCAATATACAAGGCTGCTCAAAAGGCTGCTGAAAGAGTAAGACCATCTTCTCTTAATACGTCTAGTAAATTCTATAACCCTTTGAAGAATGTTCTAAAAGAAATGGGTACTCCTGTACAAGAAGATACTAGATTCATGGATAAAGGCAAAGTCATGCACGAACTAATGGGGCAAGGCTTTGACATAAAAGATAAGGATGGTAATGTAGTCCGCAGGGTAGAAGGCTTGAAGGAAAAATACGAACAAAAAGGTTGGAATGTAGAACTCGAAAAAGAAGTGTCTGGTACTATTAATGGTAAAGACGTTTCTGGTACTATTGACGTTTATGCTTGGAGAGAAGATCAAAAGAAAAAGGGACACATAGAAATTGAATTACCTGACTTCAAAACAGAATTTGGTTTTGAGGA